TTATTTTTCGTCATTACTTTTCCCCTTTTCCTCTACCTGTTCTGTAAAAACATCCAAATACTTCATCAACCATTTAACATTGATACCTAAATCATGGGCGTTTTCTAAAATACTGCCACCTTCATAGGCAATTAGAATCGCCGTATAGATCAGCCCTAAATTAATCGGGATCACTACACCAACGTATGGCGCTACATGATCTAATGCTGATGCAACCACGATTGTACATAACGTTGCCAGTTTAATGACTAACCCTTTCAGGTTAACGGCTGATTTCCAACTATGCATTTTCAACGCTTTGGCGTAACCTGTAATTAGATCAGCGCCAACAAGGATGAACCACCAATTAATAATTGGCACCCCACCTGAAAATAGAATATCCATGATGCCACCTCCTTTGACTAAACCCAGCACTTCTTCACTTCCTTATTACAAAATAAAAAGCGACTATTGTTTAGCCGCTACAATTTGTTCGTATTGTTCCTGAGTGATTGATTGGTATTCATCGACAAAGAAACTTTTAACATATTCGGCAGTGTAAACGCCCCAGTCATAACATTGTTTAATCATTTCATACATATTATTTTCCTCCTTTATTAAGTTCAGCAATTTGCGCCACTAATGATCCGGTCATTGCCTGTAGTTGTTTGATAGATTGGTCTTTCTTGGCATTTTCAGATACCAAATTACCAACCATTAATTTGAGTTTGTCAACCTCAGTTGGTGCAATTGGTGTGGGTTCTAACACAGCCCCTTCTATCCAATCACTCCCAGTCCATCTAGGATTAACCTTGTTCCCCGGGTCAACGTCTGTACCATTAACTGGTTTCTCATCAGACATAGTAAAATTAAACAAATAGTCACCATCGTCATTAAATAAATACCATTTTTTCATATCTAGTCGCCTCCTATACGTCTAACCAATAGCTTAAATTGAAAATAACAACTAAATCGCCTGAGCCGCCAATTGCATAATTTAAATTAATGCTTTTCTTAGCACTACCCACACTCGCACCAATTCTGTCATAATCAACATTGTTAGGTTGATACCACATTAGTGGCAATTCTCTTTTAGGCAGCAATTCTGCTGGAAAATCGCACATATACTTACCGGTATTAGAGCGTAAGTGATTTGCTTCCATATAGATATCCACCTTGGTTTGGCCTGAAAGATATTTAGTGGTACGGATTTGAGCAGTTCCATCAAATCCGTTACGCATTGTTAGATTAACCCAATCACTAACTTTGACAATATTATTAATGTCCGGTGGATTCGTAATTGCGCCCCATTGCGTAGCTGGATAGACTGTATTACCACTTGCATCTTGAATTTCAGCAATATATTTTGCCATGGATTACACATCCTTTACTTTTACTAGTTTAATAATGGTCATCCCATCGAGTTTCTTCTTATCCGCCGATGACATTAAACCGTTAGCGGTTTGTGTTGCGATGGCTGTTGATCCAGCTGGACCTTGTGGCCCAACTGCGCCGGTATCACCTTTAGGGCCAGTAGCTCCTTTTAATGAAGCGAGCCACTGGGCTTCAGTTCCTTTAAAGCCATCTTGAACGGCAATTTGATAGGCCGATAAACCAGTGTCCCCTTTATCGCCTTTATCTCCTTTAGCACCAGTTCCACCTGAGCCACCATGTGTTGCAATGTATCCGTCTAAACCAACCACAGCTTCTGGGTGTGTCTCTGGATAAACCTGTGACTCAGTCCCATCAGCATTAGTGCGCATCAATTTTGAAATTTCTGTCATGCAATATCACTCACTTTCTTTAATTTAATTAAGCTCACACTTTGGATCATCAATCCTTGTGAACGCGGATTAAGCGCATCATTAACCTGTTTCTCATTTGCATATTTGACTGGTGTACTTGCTTTGGTCAAACCGTTAATTCGCAGCGTTTGCATTTCGTCAACTTCGGTTACTGCCAAATGCGTAATATCACTTGATTGTTCAGTATCCAAACGCTTCTTAAGCGTTGCATACAGGAACCCTTTTATATCCCGTCTAGCATCAATAATTTCGCTAGACTGAGGTGTTAAGTTTATTTGGTCATCAAACCGCTGGTCAAAATCAGCCATCGTTTGATATAACCAATCACTATACGCGCCACCCCAACCGCGCAATGCATCCCAATTAAACTGTTTCTGCAGTCTAGCTTCTCTATTCTGAAAAGGACTGGGCTCATCTTTTAATTCTAATCGCGGCATATTTTTCAGCACCTTCATCACTCCTTTTTAATTTTAATCTCACCATTTTCCACGGTGAGTGTATAAATAGAATCGTCAACCGCATCTTTCATCTGAAGACTGGTCAGCGGCTCTATTTTTAATTTGTCTAATTTTACTTTGTCGGCCTTGCTCATCAGACCATCACTATTTAATGTAGCTAGGCCGTAGCTTGGTACTTCTGGTATCTTTCCATCAATAAATGCTCCCAATCCCTCGACTAAATCAACTCTAGTGGTAACGTGAAAGGTTTCACCCTTAGTTAGTCCCATTTCTTTATTGTCATCTGGAACCATCAAAGTGAACGCTGGTAATGTTGCATCCTTTTGTATTCTTTCTGCGTTAACTACTGGTATTCCGGTTAACCGTGCACTAAAAGCTTTAGTCGCAGTTTGTCTTGCGGCTAAAACACCGTTACTCAATTTTTTTTGATCAGCGATAGCATTATTTAATTGATTGTTAGTGTTCTTCTGGTAATCAAGAATTGTCTTCGCTGTATTATTTAGCGTTAATTGCGTTTGCTGAGTTTTATCAAATGGGTACCAGACATAGGCCATTACTTGGACACTCGTCACATAACCGGTTTTACGAATTTCTAACCGGCGCTGTTCACCAGCAACCGGCTTATCAGTTTCACCATATGTTGCATCAATGGTCAATGATGGCTCTGGTGTTAATTGTGTCAGTGCGTATTTGTCCATTGCGGCTGAATCAGTAAACCGTTCGTCTGAAATGTCATCTCCTTGATGGAGTCCCCATTTATTAACTGAATCTTGATTGGTTACAAAATGTGGTGGGAAGTAATATTCTTGAACGTCTGAATTCTCATCATCGGAATCTTTCGTCTTACCGAATACCTTTACTTGATTAACAATATTGGTTGAATCATAGGTTAATTTAATCTCAGTAGTATCACGCAAGTAATCAATTCTAGCACCGTAATTCTTAGTGAATGCCGCTAGTGAATAGACGTTAATCTTTTTATTATCTGGGAAAATCACGGCGTCCGGCCATGTACTAATAATCTTAGATAGCATGTCCTTGCCGCTTTCGTTACCCAAATCTGTTAACTGAGCCTTATCAAAGTTACCAATCACGGCATAACTATATCCCATAGCATTGCCAGACAAATAAAAAGACAGAACATCACTAACCGAATAAGTTAGCGTTCCCGTCTTAACTTGATACTGTCTAATACGTTGTACTTCATTGTAAACGTGAATTGCAACAACCTGCTTAGTTTCAACGCCGCCGCTGAAATCTGGTAAGCATTGCTTAACGATGTATTCTTGACCATCAAAAAAGATGCTGCTCTCTGAATCAATTAGTGAGTAACCAACTGACTGATCATCATAGCAAGTGAATTGAAGTTGATAAGTCGCGTTTAATTCCCAATCAGCTTCAAATGTGTTCCACAATATGCAATTTAAAGGCTCTTGCAGGGTGCTGTGTAAACCTTTAACCAGCACCTTATTCAAGATAGATGAACGGAAAACTAAATGTAATATCCATTGCAGTCGCACCCTCAACTGCAATATCATTCCAACCCGTTTCAAGGGTTAAATTCCCATAATCGGTATTAACGCTGGCGGGTTGTCCATTTAACGTTGTTCCAACACCATCTAAAACAATCGAATCACTAGCAGTTGCGGCTTTTTGATATTGCCAGCTACTGCCGTTAGTTAAGTTGGTGATTTTCAAACTGCCTCCGCTAAAATGATTAATTATTTTTAAATCATGCTTTTGAAAGTAAGGATCTATCGGAATATCTGAAGCGTTATACACCTTAAAGCGATTATTTTTAAACTGATAATTTAAATCTTCGCCATTTGGCAAATTCATCCCAACTTGCCACAGCTCGCTATCATAGTCATATAAATTATCTGAACGTGCTAAAGAGTATTTATAACCGCTGGGATTCTCGAACGGGATTGTAAACAGCGCATCATGCGCGCCATCTTCAAATGGCTTGATTTCAAACTTAGCAGCCGTCACAAATTTAACAATTCCCATCTCCGCATCAGTCCTAATCCTGAAATATCCTTTTTGGTTAAAAATACGGTATATATCGTGTTTCGCTAATTTGAAATCATAATAATCACCAAAGTGTAATCTGAAATTAGCGTTAATCACGCTCTTATCGTAACTTTGACTCATTAATAACGAACCATCTGTTGGCACGTTTGTTTGATAGTTATTGATTATTTCTGGGTTAGTGTCATCCCCAAGAAAAGTTAGCCCCTGAATCTGCTCAGAAATATCAATCTCAGGGGCTGACCCCCATTTAATTAATAATTTTGGTTGTGTTGCTGGTTGCCAGTCCATTGAATCACCTCATTTACATTGATTGCGCATCTCTTAGAATCTGATCAAGCGCTTGTTGCTTATACTGTTCATTTTTATTGAAAGCACCGGCCTTGATTGCTTCAATCTGTTCAGCCGTTAATCCCAATAATTTAGAAAACATTTGAAGTAACATATCGAACTTAGCATTTAACTGCTTGAGTTCTTCATTACCTTTATCGTCTTGAGTGATTGATTTTTTACCCATAATTGATGGATCGTCACCAATAAAACGATTAATCACTTCACCGATTAATTGCCATCCTCGGCTACGCTTCATAGTATCGAGCGGAATAACCATTTCCGGCTTATTTCTTTCGGCAATTTCATATAGTCCATGTTGGCTAATCATGCCACCATTTTCATAGCCGTGGCCTTTACCAAGAAAACTTAAGTCACTGCCATAGCGCTTTTTAGCGTAGTTCAATCCAGCAAGCAAGCTATCATAGCCGTTCATGATATTACCGTGACCAGGGAACTTATTAGCATTAAACGTGCCGGGCTTAACTTGCATCAACCCCATGGCGCGCCCGTCCGCTAATCCATCGGTGCCACCCATTGCTTTTTCATTACCGCCAGATTCGGTATTAATCTGTCTGAGCACTTTATTAACCATTGCTGCACTGGTTGATAGTCCATTAGCTTTCAGCGCTTTAATAACTTGACTCTTCCAACGCTGGACACCTGAACCAGCAGGCGCACTTGAACCGCCAATATCATCAAATAATTTCTTGACCCAATTTGCAGCACTATTAGCAATCGTTTTAGGGAAACTTGTAACAACATCACCTGCAAATCCTTTACCAAAATTACCCACAAATTTTGTGAATACCGATTCCATAAACTTAATAGGATGCGCGATAATATTTTCTGCTTCTTCTGCAATATCTTTCGCCTTATCCCACATACCGCTAAAGAATGAGCCAATACCGTTTTTGTACATCGGTAAGCCCATCATTGATGCTAGCTCGTGGCTTGAATCACCGTCCAAAACCTCTGTTCCTTTTGGCAACGGCACAATAATATTCCGCTTTTTAGGGAACAGTCCAACTTGTCCAGTTGGCAAACGATACATTTCACGGTACTTAGAAGTTGGCGAATCATTAACTAACGCTAATCCGCCTTTATGCGCTCCCTGTGTTCCTCTGGCATACGCTGGTAAAGGAATACTCCAGCTTGCTTTAATCTCACTGGCACCAACTTTAGATAGCACCCAGTTAAGACCAGATTTGAGACCTTCTAGCATTTTATTAATTGGTGTAATAACACCGCGGGCGATACTTACCGCACCTTTTCTAACACCATCCGCTGCGCCTGAAACAATGCCACTCAGTTGCCCAAAATAGCCCTTGAAAGTATTAACCATGTCGCCCAGTCTGCCACCCGTTAGCTTATTAATAACATTGAATGCACCTGTAAAAGCGGACTTCCAAAATTTAATTAACGAGTTGATCACACCGCGAACATCTTTATCTAAATTCTTCCAATTACCAGAAAAAAGGTCTTTGAACACACGGCCATAGCTATTAATGACATTGAACCCGTTACTAAAAATCGGCTTGATAAACTTAAACATACTGTTGAAGATTTTAACTGAATCTTTCCAAAGTTTTGTGAACCACTTAGAAACGTCCTTCGCCATTTTAGTTGCGGATTTAACAATCCCATTAACGAAATTACGGAATTTCTTGTTGTGCTTATATAGGACAACTAATCCAGCAACCACCGCAGCCACTGCGGTAGCAATCGCAAAAAACGGATTTGCCTTTGCAAAATTAAACGCCATCTTAATCCCTGTACCTGTTAATTTGGCTGATTTTAACAAGCCTTTCAAAGCAAGTTGAGCGACTTTAACACTAATCTTCGCCGTGAACTTGAGCGCCTTCACACCAGCTTTTCCAGTTGCTACTAGTGATTTGCCTAATAACTTAGAGCCCGTTTTAACGGCAGTCCATGTTAACTTGGCAGAGAATTTAAGCGCCTTAGCCCCTAACTTGCCTGCGCCCAAAAGAGCCTTTCCTAGTAGCTTAGAACCACCTTTCACAGCAGACCATCCCAGCTTGGCTGTAAAACTTAATGCTTTACCCCCAGCTTTACCAACTGCCGCTAAACCTTTCCCCATTATTTTCGCTTGATCAACAACACTTGAAAATGCAAACTTAGCAGCTGCGCTGATACCAGACCCTACACTTTTAAAGACAGAACCCATTGTTGCAAATGTCGTCTTCATTCCGTTCAATATCTTGTTTGCCTTAGTTCCTTCAATGCCCATTTTCTTAATTTGTGAAAAAGGAAATTTTACAGTTCTAAAAATACCACTTGATAATTTAAAGACGCTCCCCAAACCGCCTAACGCCATATTAAGCCCTTGCGTAGCTTTGTTAGCAATCAGCATCCCAGCCGCCATTTCAGCAAACAATTTAGGATTTTCCTTGGCAAACCCACCTACGATTTTAAGAATCGGTTCTAAATCTTTTAAGGTTTGTACAAATACTTTAAAGCTAGTTCCACCAGCCTCTTTTGTTGATTTAAAAAATGACACAATGTCCGGTGCGTGTTTGGCGATTGATTCGCTAGCTTTAGTGACACCATTCGTCAAGCCATCCATCATTGAATCCATACCTTTACCAGCATCTTTTACATCAAATACTTTAGCGAATGATTTAGTGATGGTACCGATGCCTTTAGTGAATGTTCCGCCAAGCTTGCTAAATTCCGCTTCTGTCTTCTTATCTGATACCCAATTACCAATAGCCCCAAGTAATGGATTTTTCATCTTTAATAGCGGCGTTTCAAAAGCTCCAATAATCGCTGGCATTCTTGCATTAATTGTCCGTTCTAATCCAGGAATCGTTTTAGCAAAATTTTCAGTCGCATTCTGGTATTTTTTAGCGGTTGACTCCAGAACCTTGTCCATCGTTTCAGCGCTAATTTTACCTTGTGACATCAGATCATTCATCTGGGCCATTGTTAGCTTATGATTATTTGTCTGCTGTTGAACTGTCGCTAGAAGTTCTTGTCTCAATTTAGGAAATACATTGACAAACGACATCATATCTTGAGCTTGGACTTTTCCGTTAGCATGCATCTGACTATATTGTGTGGCAAAATTTTTAACAGCATCATCAGTCTGCCCGAATGCATCTTGTAACGTTAGAATTGACTTGGTTAATACTTTTGTCTGATCCGCACTATTCACTGTTGAATAAAGTTTTGAATTTAAATCATTAACCATTTCTGTCGAATTAGCAGCAGCCTGTGCCATTTCATTAGTCATATCGACCATCTTTTTACCTTCAGGGGCATTCCCTGTTAACGTTAACCACTGAGCATTCATTGTATCTTGATACTTAACATAATCCGAACCAAGTTTTAAGGTATCAGTTAAATGTGACTTAATAGATTGCAAGCCATTAATAACACCATTCGCTAATAACTGGGCACCAAAAACTTTTCCAAATAAACTACCAGTTCTTTCTGTTTTGGCGTTAATTTGACTCAGCTTATCAGTTATTCCCGATAAATTAAAATGAGGCTTCTTGGACAATTGCCCATTTAATTCTTTTAATTCGTTACTGGTATGCGCAATTTTAGTCCCAAGCTCATTCACTCTAACTTGTTGTTGCTGGTACTCAGCACTGGCCTTACCAGATTTTGCCGCCACCCGCCCTAGAATCGATTCTTGCTTTTTGTAAAGTTCTTGTTGTTTAGATAATGATTCACGCAATCCTGATTGCTTTGCTTTTAGTGCATCAGATTCTCGTCCTTCTGCTTTCAACCGTTCAACAAAAGACTTAGTAACCGATTCACCATTTCTAATTTCTTGATTAAGACCAATAATGCCAGTTTTCTGCAAGTCCATTGATTGCTTGGCTTTTTGTTGCTGGGCATTCATTGAATTGAGCTGAGTCGTAGCACGATCTAAATCTTGTTGATATTTTAAATAGGCTTGAGCGCCCTCTTTTGTCTCTACGTTCAATCCTGACTGCTTAGCCTTTAATGCCTCAACCTTATCCTTCTGACGACTAATAGCTTCCCCCAACCCGTTATAACGAGCTTCGCTGGCCTTTAGATAATCACCCGTTGATTTCAATAAGGTTTCTTGTGACTTCCAAGCGCCTGTAGCAACTTTGACAGCACTTGTTAAATCCTTTAGAGAATTGACAGAACTAAGCGTATCTAACGCAACTTGAGTAGCCATGACCGCACTTACTTTTTTAGCCATCCTAATCCCCCCTTTTTTAATAAAAAAAAGGATAACTACCCAAGTTGGTAGCTATCCTTTACCGATAAGAGTGAGCGGATCAACCGCCCTATCTTTTTTATCTTTTGCGCCAAGCACAATATTCATTCTTTCAGAATCAGCATTTTCATACTGTTCTAAGTCCCAGTGTAAATTTGTAACAACTGTTTTCTCAGCTAACCTAAAATCTTCAAGCATATTTTCAAGCTCATACACCCGCTGAGCAGGGCTTAATCTTCCGGGCTTGGATTTTCCTCAAGTTCATCTGGATTAGCGCCCATCATGATAGATGCAATCTTTCCTGCTAAAACGCTTGTTTCATCAACTTCTAATTCCTCCAATAGCTCGCTCTGCTTTTTATTCAAGCCAACAGTTTCAATGATGTAATTCATCATGTTCCGCAGATGGTCACGTTGCTTTTCGTAAAAGTTAATCACTTCATCACGGATCTCTTTTTGTTCTTCTTCTGACATATCTGCTTCGGATTTTTCATCAATATTTTTAGTTCGGTTCTGAACTTCTTCAACAAGTAATTCAAAGCGCGCGCCTTCCAATTGAAAAGAGTAAGCAGCTTCAACCCGTTTGTTAATTCGTTTCACATCAAATGGCTTTTTAATACCCAGCTCTTTGTTCAAATTAATTTTAACCATTATTTATTTCCCCCTCCTTCCGGTGGTGTCACCGTTCCGGTATCAAGTTTAAAACCGCCAAAGGTTTCTTTATACATGTTTGCCATATCAAACCCCTCATCACCCGTGAAATAAGGCTTAAATGGTTCCTTATTAAAGGCCTTCGTTGAAAGTGCTGTAAAGGTTAAATTGTCACCTTGTCGAGTTTGATTTTCTGTATCTGTCCCAATATTTTGAGTTGGTGCCGTAAATAAACCATTACCGAAATTAAAGAATACCGATTCTTTTCTGTCCAGTGTTTGCGATTCAACAGATACGGCAAAGTGCGGCTTAGACCCATCGGATACAAACCCACCTTTTCCATCTGATAACCGTCCAACTAGCCCCTGACTAATTCCAAACCCCAGATTATTGACGTCTAATGCAATTGCTGGCGCTGAACCACCTACCATCGCATCCATCTGGACATTATTGCCATAAACTTTAGTAAGTGTCCCTTCAATCCCAGTAATATTAGCCGTCTTAGTTCCAAAAAACGTTTCGTCAATTTCTAAAACATCCGTCCCTAAAACACTTTTTTCTTTAGGCACAATCGCTTGTGTTAACGGGTCAACCTGTGCAATCCGTACCATCTTTAAACCTACAATAGCCATATTTTATTCCTCCTAAATATCCTCAGTTTTACTAAATAAAAAGACCTTAATCACTTGTTTCGTGTCAGGGTCTGTATAGGGTGATTTATTATCATTAATGTACCAACCGTTAGCCAGCATTAACTTCATAACTTTAATTTCAAAATTTTCAATATTCTCATCAAAGTTTTTACTATAAAAAATCTGAACTGAGACCATATTATCAATCTGATTAAAATCATTGTTTCCAAAACTCGTCGGTGAATTCCGTACACGACTAATTAACACATCCGTTAAGTCGTCTCGGTCAATTCGTTCCTCTGGTAAGTTCTCCGTAAAAACACCATCAAGCTTTAATTCACTATCATTTAGAATTTTCTTAACTGCTAAAACAGATAGCATCACGTTAGTCCTTTCTGTTTTAATATTTCTCGATAAGTTTTAGACTCTGCATCCATCACCGCATCTGTCGCTGAATCTCGCGCATTATCAATAAAGTGATCAGCTTTAATCCGTTTTGTACCGTCATTTAAACGCCTTGCATTCCCAGCATGGTACTTATCAAAACCGACGGTACTAACGCCAGTTTTCGTACCGTCAACGTCAGTGTTAAGCACAATGACACTATCAGCCATATGACCATTAACAGGACGTTTTTTCTTTGAATAATGCTTACTTTTTGTTTCATCCGCTATTTTCTTTTGCAGTACATCCGCCCCAGCTTTGGTTATTTTGGCTTGCTCTGCAATGGATAATTGTTGTGCGGATTCAACGTCTTTCAGCCAACCATTTAAAGCATCTTCTAATCCCGCCATCAATTAACCCCCTTAGATTCCTTAATCGTTAAAAAATCGTAGGTCATATAATTATTTGAATCATCAATAGAGCAATCAATAATTTTATAAGTTTTATCAACAATTTTTAAATACTGATATTGGTCTGATAGCTTAGAGTGTCTAATAACAATAATGCTAGTATTCTCCAGCGCAGTACCGACTAGCGCATAGCGTTGAGTGATTGTTTTACGCTGCGCCTTATAGTGCATTTTTTCTTTTTCTACAAACGTTGGCACACTCACACCAGTATTAGGGTTGACCTTTGATTCAAATGCACCAAACCAAAATACCTTATTAAAATCAGACGGTGAATACCTAACTTGTTTTTGCATCAAGCTTCATCCCTTTTAAATGATTAATCATCATCTGTAGTCCCTTGGACATTCCATCAGATAGCTCACGGTCATAATACAGTTGAGTGGCCAAAGTCTTAGCAGCACGATTAAAAATGGCACTCTTACGATACTGTTCAAGTGAAATATTACGATCAACCGAATTTTGAATAATAATTTCAGCATCGGTTACCAGCCCATTAATCGTTGTAACATCTTCACTCTGTTGATCAACGTTTAACTCATCAGATAATTTTACCTCGGTCATATTATCCTCCTTAGCGGCCGCCGCATACCGCAACTGTTTATTTAACTAGGCGACCTCTAGCTGTTATTTAGTTGGTGCCGTTGTTCCAGCATCCCAAGTTAAGAAAACGCCAGCTTCATCAATTGCTTTTTTAACATCAAATCTCAAGTAAACTGCTAATTTTTGTGCGTATAGGTCATTATCTTGCCATCTTACAGATGTCTCTTTCTTTACCGCATCCAGAACAAATGATTTTAAATCACCAACAAAAGCATGAGCTTCTCCTTCTTTACCCAATATTTCATCATCTACCGGTAAGATATCTTTACCGCTCAATGCCTTACCTGATGGTGAGCTAAGTGAATCTTGAAATAAATAACGTCCATTCGCATCCTTCAATTTATCAACATAGTCATAAAATGATTGAGACATAACCCATACTTTTTCATAACCAGATGGAATCATTTTATTAAATGCTGTTTTTAAATCATCTGCGGTTTTTACAGTTAAAGTCTTGGTTGCAGTTGTTAAGGCCGTTCCGATTTTACGTTGTTCAGTAATATCAGATAAATCTTGAGCCTGTTCACCAACAATGCCGCCAATGTCAACTGCAGAATCGTCTAGCATTTCTTGTGAAATTGGAATAGCACCAGCATATGTTTCTACCGAATAATCTACTCCAATAATACTTGCCTTCATCTCAGGATTAGCATCAAGCTCGGCCTTAGTAGCCAATCCAGCGCTGGCTTTTTTAATAACTGGTAATGTCCCTTTTGGCGCTGAAACTGTTTGGCGATTAACGTAATTCTTTAATAGATTGGGAGAAATCTTTTCTTTCTGTGGTTGTAAAATTTGTGTTGGGATAACTGCTTGATTTTCAATTGTTGTAACGCCATCACGTTTTTCACCGCGAGAACGAACATAATCTTCAAATGAACGTACTGCTTCATCTTTTCGTGGTTGCTTACTTGAGTTTCCTTGTTGAATTACATGCGCCATACTACGTTGCGCCCCCTTTTCTTTCGTTGGATCTTCCCGAATTTCAGGTTCATCACCTTCATCACCATCACGAGCATTTCCAGCAGGTTGCGCCGGCGGTGTTGGTGGAGTCGGTTTCTTATCTTTTTTACTTGTATCTGAATTATCTGTCCCGTTATCAGGTTCACCTTCACCAAATGATTGTTGTTTAGCCAACCATTCTTTAAACAATCCAAATTGTTTTTTTGCTTCTTCATCATTATTCATGTTGTTCTCCCCTTTTAGTAAGTCTAGCGAGCGTTTTACCTGAACGCTTGTTTCTGTATATGCCGGTAACGTGGTTAAACTAATTTCAGTCACATTACTAATTTTCTTAATCGTATGAATCTGATTACCGTTATCATCAAGAGAATAAATATCGTCATCAATATCAAATCGAAATGAGCAACCTTTAATGTTGCCATTCGCCACATTTTGATAGGTATCATGCCCAAGTTGTGTATCTGGTAGCTGGCAACTAAAAAACAGGCCCTTATCATCAACTTTTAACGTCAACGTATCTGAGTCTGTTCTACCTAGGATATTGCCAAATTCATGATCATATAGCGCCAATACATTGCTTAAATCTGCACCTTGCAACGCATTAGGTTCAATGTATTCAATAAAAGGCATCGGTTGCGATGGCTCATTAAATATTGCCGCGTAGCCTTCTACAATCATTGAATGGGAATCATCTTGTGGTAGCGCTCTAATATTCCCGTTGACAGTCCTCATATTAGTGTTATTCATTAAATCACCCCATTTTTTCCCAATATATCCAACGCAGTTGAAGCCGATAAATCTGAACCCTTACTAGTTGCCAACTTAATTAAAATATTCGTAAATTGTTCTTTAGTCGCATCAACTGCATCCCTAATATCCAGTTTAATATCATCACCTAATTTAGCCGATAACTCCGATTCAATTGGTTTAATATAACGCTGTAAGGAATTAGCATATAAACTTTTTGACATTTCCAAACTGGATTGCTGGTCGCCTTGACCGTTTAAATACGATTCCGGAATACCAAACGCCTTGGCAATTTGTGTTTTACCAAAATCAAAGTTTTTTAAGAAATTAGCAACATCAGAATTAATCTGGATTGTTTTTAATTCAATCCCTTGATCCAGAACAATCGCTCGACCGCTATTTTCTCCAGAGTTCTGATTCTCGAACTCTGTTCTAATAGTATCTTTAGCCTCTTTATCTACAATCCCTTCTGGAATGGTTAAAGTAATGCCAGGATTAATTGCATTTTTAAGCGTTGATAAGGTCAATTTATTACTAAATTCTTGAATATTAATCTCATTCAAAAGGCTACGCAGCGGACTAACGCCGATATATTGATTATTGTCGTCTTCACCAATTGGCATTAATCTAAAATGAAACATTTTGTCACTTTTAAAAGTTTGGTCTGGTCGTTCATCTGTAAACCAGATTCTATAAGTTAACCCTGCCGCATTATCATCAAGTACTACAGTCACATTTTGACTAGGAGCTAGCTCTAATCCATCACCCCAATTAATCACATACGCATTCCCATGAATTAGAAGTTGCGCATAAACCGACTGCCAAAAATTAAACGGGTTAATTAACTTACTTGGTTTGTTCAAAATCTTTAATTCCTTCTGGCTTTTTGCTGTAAACAAGCTACCAGAAACGTCACTGCTAATTAAATTGACAACTGCAAACAAATCAGAATTATTAAGCACGGTAGCCGCACCTAGCGTTGAATTAGCAATAATACGACCGCCACTTATCATCACTGGGCTTGATGTACTCGGCAATACTCTGGAACGTGTCTGATTCAACTTACCCAGCGCATTAAATGGATTCATTAATTAACCACCTCATCACGAGCGATTAGCCACGCAAACACCACACCAATAATTCCAAGGACAATAAATCCTAGACCTCTACTAAACTGAAATACGCCATAATCAACAGTCGCTAATGACGTGATTAGAATAATAAATGCCACGTTAGACACTATCGCACTCAACAGCTTGGTTAGTTTTGCTTTTAACATACAATCACCCCTTTTTAGTTAAATTAAAAAGCCAATTCTAATTGAATTGACTTTCTCACTACCTATATCGTTTTAAGTGATGGGTTTTTAAAAACTAAAATCCTTTTTGAAATAATCATTAATCTGGTCGTTACTCATGTTGCCAAATGGAGACTTTGTTTTCTCCTCCGGTGCATTAGACCAATCATCAAAATAATTCATCCCTTCATACACTGCATCTATCATTGCATCAACAATATCAATTTTTTGGGTTGCTTTATTCTTATCCACTTGAATCCCATTATTATCAGATTTCAAAACAGCATTTGTAAACGCTGCTTGCATCAATCCATCGTCAAACATTGTCACGTTTTCAGCCGTAAACATATCTCGCAAGAACTTTGTTGGTTCAGATAGACTGTGCGTACCTTGTCTGACCGGAATTAATAACCAGCTTTCCCGATTCTCATCAAGACGCCTAATAAAACGACCAGTGCCCCATGCATCGTATAGCATTGCTTTAACATTCAAATCATGCTTTTCGACAAACGTTAGCAGCCATTCATAGACTTCATCTTGATTAATCATCCCAAATCTATCTTTAGTGATGTCACACCAACCTTGTTCTTCAAAAGAAACGTAGTCTAGTCCATCTTGTTCCACCTTAGCTTGAATACCACCAGCAACTTTGGTAGGAATAAATGAGTGCTGGTATAAATGCCACTTCTGGCGCTCTCCATCCATATACGGGAATGCAAACGCTATGGCATTATCATCAGATGCTAAACTTGCATCAAATCCAATATAAACATCCCGATGATCAATATTAAAATCGCCATGCTTGATAATTGATTTCTGAATAGTGCTTAAATCAAGATAGGCCCCATCTTTAGAATTTTGCCATCTATTCATATTTTTGGTTAGAAATTTAGATAGGCTCCCTTGAGCCGCTTGGCTATCACGTTCTGACAATAACCCGTCCATTAACTTATCGTGAATTGATTCGACTTCCAGTAATGGATTAGATTTTATCCAAGTATCCGGTTCCCACACTTCATCATCATTATCTTGTTCCCAGCAAAGAAACAAGACATCATCTAACTTACGATCATCATCATTAACTATCATTTTTGTGTATGCCTTATAATCTTTGAACATTGGTACATTAGGATTATTACCCGCTGTTGAAATAATAATTAGAGTTGCATCCGAGTTCTGAACATTCCCAGAGCTCAATGAATCCACAAAATCTGTTGTTGTCTGTAAATGGTATTCGTCAAAAATTGCCAACGTCGGATGACTACTATCCCCACCACGTTTACTATCGGCCGATAGTTTGAATAACCGTGTTTTTGTTTTAGGCATATATGCCCGTTCACTATTAATAATAACCTCATTTTTCCAAGCGCCGAAATAGCGCGAATTTAAAAGATGATCTAACGTTAACGAAACATAATTATATAATTGCTCAATTTGAGAAGTTGTATTGGAACTAATTACAATTTCTCTAGAATAAGCTGGTGTCCCTAATAAGAAATTATAATCTGCTAACGTACTAGCAATCTGAGTTTTACTGTTTGTGCGTGACATTGATATATAGCTACGCTTAAAGCGCATTCCGTTGGTGCCCCGCTTCCGCCAAGCCATCTCCATTACATAAATAAATTTCTGAAACGAGGCTAAAGCAAGCGGCTTATTGGTAGTCACATCTGGGACAACCTCAGCAAAATTAATGATTCCTCGTGCAATATCTACTGAATAAAAAAACGGGAAATCTTTAGTATTTTTTTCTGAGCGAATGAGATCATTTAGTTGGCGTAAACAAGCTAACTTAATCAACTTACCCGCTATTATTTTTTCAGTTAGCACATCAAAACAATACTTAGTTCCCGCATCTTTGTACCTATCTTTCAAATAGATATATTTACGAATACTAAAATCGCTAACCTTCACTTTGTTTTCCTCCAAACATCTTTGCTATTTCTTCCATGGATGCTCCTTCTTTATCAGGTTTAATAACCTTCATCAAGGTGGCGCGACTTGTCGGGCTAAATCCTAATTCAATTGATAAGGCTTTAATATTTTTAGTCGCCATATCGATTATTTTCACATTAGGGTTCTGCTTAAATCCCGTGAAATCATGTGCAATAACATCCCCAGTTACAGGATTAACAACGGTTTTAAAAGCCATTTTTGTTTGTCCGTTCTCCCTAACGTCATCATAGGCCGTCCTTAGCAATTCATAGTTAATGCAAAAAACAGATACTAAATTTAAATCCAGCTGCTTAATCACTTCAAGTTGTCCACTGCGCTCCAGCTCACTATAAATTGTTCTATACATCCAAGCGGCTTTACCTTCTAAGTACTTAGGTGGGGATTTTTGCAACTGCCTAAAACCACTTTGATTTTCAATCAACTCAGCAGTTCGATCGCGCTGGTCTTTTCTGTCATTTTTGTCTGTTGTTAATTTTGGCTTTCTGCCTGCCATTCTATCCCCCCTATAAAAAAAGTTTTCATTTCTGCAATTTATTCACAGCGTGCCTTCATTGCTATACGGTCTTCTTATGACCATGATGGGGCGGGGATAAACGTTGATATACTAGCGTCTATCATCCCAATTCATTTGTTCTGCTATAAACGGTTCTAATTACAATACTTGCATAACTATTATCTGAGCTTAAGATTCGATAGTAATAACCAGCATCGCTAATTATTGATGCCAAATTCTCAACTTGTCTATAATTCATCTTAGCAACATCAATGGTACAATCGCTAGCCTTCTTAATGCTTTCAACCAACTTCTCATTGACCTGTTTAATAACCTGTTCATCAATAGCATCAGGCATATACTTGTCTTCTAAATCTTCTCGTTCAATAATTTCCATTACATTTTCTCCCTTAGCACCTTAGTCCACCACTTGCGGTCTAGGTGCTTTAGCTTATTGTCATCCATTGATTGCTCCAACTTAGTCTTGATGTTATGTGTCCTTCGAGACAATAGCCATAAGTTGGTGGTGTCTAACTTATCCTCAGGTAATGCACACAAACGCATCGGCACAATATGATCAACAATAGATGCGCCATCATCAACCACATTCCCTGTTACTTGGTCCGAATACATGTCTCTCGAACGAACATAATCAGCAACCTTAATCCATCGTGTGCTGTGATAGAATGCGGTACGTTCCGGATTACGCTCTTGCTGGTCATACCGCTTTGAATCGCGAGAACGTTTGGCTTGTTCGCTCTCAGTTAAATTGGATTGCTTATTAACGTAATCCTTATGCCGTTGCTTATAGTGCTGGTCACAATAGCGGTGATTAAGTGGCACCAATTCACGGCAACCTATTTGATAACACCTGTGAACTCTCATGCCTTAACCAGCTTTCTGCTGATTTTGTTATATTGCTTATAAGCTTCATTGATGAATATATAACTCTGTCTCAGCACGTTTGGTTGTCCAAACTGACTAACAACTTTCAGTGGTGTGCTAATACCAGCGGTTCCTAATAACTGTTCAATCGTTGGATTGCCTTGCCTATGTAAATTCACAATTGCCTTGGACATTGCTTCATCACTATATGCATCCCCTTCTATCATGTTAATAATCTCAGACAGCACTTTTCTTTTTTCCATCATCTCTTGCTCCTCCCGACTCTTAGCAACCCCAACAAACTTCTGTCTTTTCTTCCTGCAATACCGTTCAACATCCCGTAACTTTAAATTGAATTGACGTTGTGACATGTCCAGCACCGTCATTGTTTCTGTAGCGCCAAACTCTAAAACCCACGCCACAAATTCTTGTGTATTTGAATTCGTAAATACTTTAGGGATAATCTCAATTACTTTATCAATCTCATTATCTCGGACAAAATTAACGCCCCTGGCAAAATCAATATAGGATGTCTGGGATGCATCAGTTACTTTAGCCTGATTCTTCTTATCACCAAAATGGCGTCTGATAATATCTCGCTTAGTAAAAGTAATACGCCAAAGCGCGTTCTTATCCCGCTCAACAACACGTGCCACAAACTCCTTAAAATCAGCCCGCCTAATTGTATAAATCTCTGTAGCGAGCAAATGAGCCGCATCCTCATCCTTAATACTTAATGAATTGGCAAGCTGGTGTGAATTCGTAATAAATACTCGTTGCGCTTCTAGAATCCTAATTAAGTTATCCACCGACTCATCTCCATTTTTTATTAGCCTTGTGCCAGCGATGGCACGTAGTCTCACCTTTATGCCGGTTCAAGTAAGCCTGACGTCTTGCCAGATATTTAAGGTAACCAGCTAACCCAGATTGCAATCCCTCATCTTTTTTATATTCCGGACGCCTTTCAATTTCATTTGTAACCCCCTTGGCCACCGCTCTTAGTGCATTTCCTATACTCTTACCAAATTCTTTTAATAACATCTAAATTCCTCCTAATTTATAAATCTCAATTCTTCTTTTACACATGGTTTCGCATTATAGACACGACGAATATACTTTTCAGCGTTATCCAAAAACTTAAACTCATGATCAGACAATGGCCCTTCCGCATCAAAACAGGTGACTTGATAGACACCTTCATGTTTAGTTGATTCCGACAATACATAATCAAAACAATCACTCCTGTATAACTTGATAAGCATCTAATCTCATCCCTAACTTAAAACGTAATTTTCGCAGTAAGTATTTAATTTGCTCGTGACCTGCCATTCACCAATAGCTGTGCTTAGTTGTCTTAAAATACGATTAGCCTCTTGCTCAAACGGGATCACATAAACACCAGCTTTTTTCTTAAACTTAGGTTGGATATCATTCTTGGTTCTGAACGATACTTCAACAACACCAGATTTAACATCCGCAAGAATTAACAAGAAAATCGGCGCTCTATCTAAAGCACCAACTCTCCGGATGAACTTAAATTGTGTAATGCCCACTCGGTCAAATCCGTAATCTGTTAATAAACGCTCATTCATGTTACTTCCCCCTTTTGTTCATAAACTCTTCGCGCTGTTGTCTTACTGCTAACAGCTTATTAAATACTTGCTCAATTGCGGTAACTGCTGAAACATCTCCGCATCTATAAGCCTTTACAGATTCATCAACTTCCTGCTCAAACCGATAATAATTCTTAATTAATTCCGTGCCATCCATGCTACAACCTCCACATTTTTAAATAGGCATGCCATCCCGTCATCTCGAAATAGTTAATCTCAATCTCAGTAATCTGGTAGCCTTTATACACCTGTTCAAAATAGGCTTGCCCTTGGTCTGGTAGTTTTGCTAACTTCTCCAGACGGCGTTGCGAATACTTATGATCATTAGTCCGTGAAATAGGTCTGATTAAGTTTTTCGATGACGACCAGCGCTTTCTACCTTTTGGGTCTTTACTCAGATAATTAGCAATCCCCGTTACACCGTTATTATTGGCTCTAATCGTGTTACAGTTCGCATAACCAATCTGTTGCCGATTACGTCCACGCCCTCTAGCCCATAATTCTTCAATATCATCCCGTGAAACTCCATCAATACGTTTCAACACAATATGGTGATTAATTCTTGCCGACTCATCCCCACCCTCAGTTACAAGGATGTATTGCAACTCATGGCCGAATTTCTTATACACACGTTTAACACGACGAATATAATTACTGACTTCTTTAAGAGCTGCATCAATTGAATTGGGTTTCATTGGGTCCTGATAAGTGAGTGTTAGGAAGTAGTCCCCATTCTCAAAATTGGCATTAATGAGTTGTACCAAATAGCGTCTAGCATTCTTTTGATTAAGATTCTTTTGCTTGGGTTCAGATACTCGCTTACGTTTTGAACGAGTCCCTCTTTTCGTATATTGATCCGCGTTGAACGTTCTGGGGATTACATCGACTTCTAAATACTTATCCCCACACCAAATCTTTTTCTCCCGTGTATAACTACGCATATCTTCTTACCTCTAATCTATGGTTGCTAAGTTAATACCTGATACAAGCCCGATTAATGCCTTACTAACAAGGACTAAGAATCAAGGACTTGGAGCATATTAAAAGCCTTCAAACTGGCTCATTGACTTATCCACAGAGAAAGAAGTATAATTCGTTTGCGGAGAATTATATTTCTTTAGTTTTGTGGAAAGTCTTGCCAATCGGTAAGGCTTTTTTCTTTTTATTCTGAAATACCAAAATCAAAACTTTGATTAATGAACTCTGAAACATCAATTAATATCTGTGATGTTGCAAATAATCGCACTTTAATGGGGCGCTTTTCATCATCGTTGAATCCACCAATTTCTATATCAGGCCGTATGTTAAATCGGCTAAAAATTCTCTTACGCATGTTATAAGCAATCTGTTCAGCATAGAGACCTTTAACGTAAAACTTAAGTTCTTGGGGATGCATCATTTCAAATTTACTCATTATTTAACTCCTCTATTTAATCGTCTGATTTCATCGCTAAGGTCAAAATTTGGCATCCACTGATCATAGAAAGCAATCGCCTTGTGGTAATCCTTTCTATTTGTCTCAGCAAAGATATCCACTTTAAACCGTTGCTTATATTCCTCAGCAATTAATTTAAAAACTTTTCGAGCGACTGGCTTAGTCTGATAAGCAGTCGCTTTTTTACCGCCTAAAATTTCAATTACCTTAGACCGCCGTTTTTTATTCAACAACTTATTTTGAAATGGGTATAATGGCTGTTCATCTTCCAGCACTCTAATTCTGTTATCTTGTAGTTCCATTCGCTGTTGGACTTGATCCATAAACAATGATTGCCGCTTAGCTGGTGGTAACGTTTCACTCGGTATAATAATTTCAGTTGACATTGATTACATCTCCTTTAATATATTCGTCCTCTAATTTCGGCATCAGACTTTCCATCTCAGCCGTCCAATCATGAACCCGACCAACCAAACGCTTAATGTGACTAACCGCAGGATCATCTGACTCAAACTGCGAAAAATCCGTGCTATAAAGTAACGGTGCTAATTGATCCAGTAATTGTTCAATCCCGCTATCAAGCTGAGCAAAGTCTTTCATCGCAATTAATTTCGCTTCTTCTTTATTAGCGGTAGCCGTCAATTTATTAATTTGTTTCTGTAAGTCCTGATACTCATTTGAATCAGCTTCAAGTGCGGTCATTTCTTCCCGCATATTCTCGATTACTTCTTGCAAATTCTTTTCACGTTGTCTAGCGCTGGTAGCAATCTCTTGTAGCTCTCCATAATCTTCTGGATACACAGGCTCCTGATGATCTATCTGGTCTTGCAATTGTTCGGCGTGCTCCTCAGACCGTTTCAACTTCTGGCGTAGCGTCTTAAGCTCGGCCACTGTCATCTCATCCGGTGTTTTCGTCGCACCATCAATCTGATGTGGCTTGTCCCGTTCTGATTCTGGTAAACTAGCAATCTGATAAAGCGCTGAATAGCCTAACTGTTGATAAGCCTCAGACTCATTTAACTCACGAGCAACCCGCATAAATCTATTAGCCATGTCATGATCAAACTTCATTGTTTGTAACCAGCTGCTAAACTCACCATGCGTTAAATCGTGTTCCTTAACCCAATTCAATCGGCGTCCAATTTGAAAAACAGCATGTCCCGCACTTTGCTGGTACTGGTTAATTTCTAATTCGATGGTTTGTAAATCGTTACTTAGTGGTAATGTCATTTGCTCCATCATCTGATTGCTCATCTGCTCCAACCTCCTTTGCCTTACCGAAAAACTCACCTCTTTCAAAATAAAGGCTAGCTACCAACATCCCCAGTAAGAAAATAACGATGCTAAACTTCATATCGTCTGGAAATAATAATCCTAGTCCGACAGAGCTAACTGCTAAATAAAATTTTTTCATTTATTAAATCTCCTCTCTACCAGCCACCAGTCATAATCTTTGACCAGTTATTTTCAATCCACACTGCCATCGGATTTGCTTGAATCCGCCATGGTGAACCCTTACCAGATGACCATTGAATGAAACCACCGTTCATCACATCAAGTTCAACACGATTAGGGTCAAGCACATGGTCTTTAACAAAAGCGTAATCAATCCCGCCAAGTTCTTTTCTTAAGTCTTGAATAGTCCATGTCTTGCCGACCAATTCAGGCCTATACATTTGTTCCATTTTAATTTCCTCCTACATAAGGTTTTATATTCTTTATAAATTCTTCATGTGAAATACCTTCCCACTGAGTTATTGATTTATCCAGATAAGTAATACCATGATTCTTAACTCTTTTTAGTTGGTCGTTTTTAAGCGATGAGTCTCCACTACCGCCATACCAGCCGTATCATTCGCCACGTAGATAAATTAGCCACTTACCGTTTTCGACCCTAAATAGTGAATATTTATAGTCGTTAATACAGAAACAACGATTATTGATGATCTCTATTTTTCCCATTATCAGATGTCCTTTTTAATTTTATTTATCTGCTATAATTAGCTCGAAAGGTGGTGAATATTATGAATACGGCAAAAGTCTTACAAGCAATCATTCAAACAGCTTCAAATGCTCGCCCTGGTGATGTAAATCCAAATGACGTTAAAAGTAAGCTAGATATGTCAGATAGTGATTTCGCACAATCACTAATTGAACTAGAAGACGCTGGTTACCTTGAAAGAATAATGGGTAATAATCAGTTGATGGATATTTCAATCACTACCAAGGTACCAACCGAATAGCATCTAATTGCTTAGCCTTTATGGGCTAAGCTTTTTTCTTTCCAACTAATTGCCAATCCCTAGCTAAAACATCTTCTATAGATGGATTCCATTTAATTGATAAAAATTTTTCTCCTTTCATCATTAGAAAATAGCCGTCTGTATTTGTTGGGATTAGATATAAATTGACCATATTCGGTCTTTTTATCCCCAATCCTTTTTTCTTTGCTTTTCTTACTGCTGTGATTAAGTTCATCCCTGAAAACTCCTTCTTCTATCCCACCATCTACTATAATTAGCTCGAAAGGTGGTGATAATAATGGCAAATGATAATTTAAAATTAGCTGTTGAATTAGCCGGCGCTATCATACAGGCAAATGCAACAATCATCAGTGGTGATGAGCAATTAAGCTCAGATCTTGTTCAATCAAACGACGTTGTGCTGATGGTTAAAAAAATTAAAGAAGATTTAGACGATATCAGTCGATAATTCTTCCTGTTACTGGATTTACTTTTTTAAAATTTTTCTGAGACTCCATACAACTCGCGATTGTATGGAGTTCTTTTTGTATAGCCCACAAAACTCTGATTAATTTTTTCATCTCTAATATCCCCTTTACATTTATGTGTCTTTTAGGACACTAATTCGCCAAAAAAAATATGATACATTTCATCATTGTTTAATCCTAAGATTTCTTGTATCACTTTTATTTCTGGTACGGTAAATTGAGATACTCCTCTTATCTTTTTATAGATAGTTGAAGTTGATGCATTCACACCGTTTGAATTCATTTCTTTAGAAAGCCAACGTACATTGTATCCTCGTTTTTTTAATTCATTTAACAGTTCGCTAGGACCCATTACAAGCACCTCTTTCCCTATGTGTCATTTAGGACACTTTTAATTTAACATATATTTTTAATAACTGCAATATAAAAGTGTCTAAAAATACACTTTTTTTGTATCCTTTTCGACACTTTATTGTTATAATGAAAACCACAGAGGTGATAAAATTGGAAAATCCACTTAAACAACGACGACTTGAAATGGGATTAACCCTTGAAGAAGTCGGTAAAAAAGTTGGTGTTGGTAAAAGTACCGTCCGTAAATGGGAAAATGGACTAATCGAGAACATGGGTCGGGATAAAATTGTATTACTTTCTAAAGCCTTAAATATTTCCCCACTAGAAATACTCGGAATTACTGATACTGATTCTAGTGCTAAATTGACAGATGTCTACGATCAATTAAACGAAGTTCGAAAGAATAATGTTTTGACCTTTGCAAAAAAACAACTCGCAGAACAAAATTCTATCCAAGAAACTGTTATCCCCTTCTCACCTCGCACTAAACAGCAAGGTACTGAGGTTACAATTTACGGTGCTGTTTCTGCTGGGACTGGCGAAATGCTAGGTGATGGCGTCACTACTAAACGCTGCTACTTTGGTAGAATTCCGCACCACGATTATGCATTAACGGTTAACGGTGATTCAATGAAGCCAATGTTTGAGGACGGTCAAATTATTTTCGTTGAGAACGTTGAGGATGATATGGAATTTCTTGATGGCCAGATTGTCATCGCAATTCTAAACGGCGAATCGTACATTAAAAAACTGCGCATCATGAAGAACTGTGCGCAGTTGATTTCTTTAAACGCCAAATATGATCCAATTGAAGTATCGGCGGATGATGATTTCAAGATTAAAGGTAAGGTGATTCTATAATGTGGAATCCATTTAAAAGAAAACTGAAAGTTGTATACATCGATACCGTTCTAAATCTACTATCTACCAAAGATTTGAGTTCTGAGAATACATTATTTCGAAATCTAACTTTAGATGAAAAAGATCTAATTACGCATGAAAATTTGGATTTGGATAAACAAAAAGAAAAATACAAGATGAAGTTTTCAGATGAAGAAATTAGAAACATAACTAATAATCTTTCAAGTCTAACTAACTCTGAAAAAATTTTTTTCAAATATACCCTAAATCTGTATTTTAACTATGATACCGTATCAACTTATATAACAAATATTTTAAACACATATTTAGCAGTATTGCTGGTTGTTATACCCATAGCTTTTTCTAAAGGAGATGTATTAAATTTACTACTTTCATTCTGTATTCCACTGATTATTTACGTTGTGTATTATGGATTTTCAGTTCGTACCAAGTATTTCTGTAAAGCTAAATATGATTTAATAAATGATATCTTAACCGATCATGATACAAACAATTCGCTTTTAAAATTACGAAAATCTAGGAGGTCACGCTACCATTATTAGTATGATATTAGCAATCTTATTCATTCTATTTCTAATTACTTGGCTCTTTGGTGCTTATGTAAAATATTTGATAGCAGCAGCAGTTTGGATAATCGGTTTACCATTTGCAATAATCAGCGGCTTAATTAACGCAATTAAAAGCAAATAAAAAAGCGCCACCCAAAAGAGTGACACCCGACAGTGCAATTATACTATTTTGGGGAGTGTTTTAATATGGATTTAGAGACAATTCAACAACAATTAACAGATGCAGGAGTAACAGACACATTTGGGACAAAGAAAGAAATTAAGGCTTTGCCTGATATGCTTTCCGATGATGAAATAATTCAATATGCAACAAGCGGTTTTGTTGATGGTAACACCGTTTTAATGGTCTGCACCAACACACGAGTTTTATTTGTTGATAAAGGGCTTGTATTCGGTATTAAGTCAACTGAAATCCCATTAACAATGATCAACGGCGTTTCTTATTCTAAGGGACTTATGTTTGGTAAGATTTCTATCGTTAACGGTGCAATCACAACGAAAATTGATCAAGTTAATAAAGATACGGCACCAAAAATGGTTGAAGCTGTTAAAAAGGCAACTGCTGCATTAACACAAGTCAATCAACAACCAGTTGCGCAACCAGCAACTAAATCAGAACCAGACCTAATTGAACAACTACGCGGGCTAAAGGTCTTAGTTGATGAAGGTGTTCTAACACAAGATGAATTTGATGCTAAGAAGAAACAAGTCTTAGGGATTTAGACAACTAAAAAAAGCGCATCCCCCTACTCGTCGAAAAGTTTGGGATACGCTAGAACACATACATTACAGATAACATATGCTAATAATAGTGTAACAAATTAGCATGTTTATTTCATGCTATTTTTTTACGCTAAAAAGGAGGAATTATAAGATGCCAGTCGTCGAAATTAAAAAGAACGAGAAATATCGTGCTAAATTTTATTACCGTGATGAGAATGGCAATAATAAATATGGTGGTAGTAAGTTATTCACCAAGAAAAGAGATGCTACTAGTTGGTTACAAGCACAGAAAGATAAATTCAATAAGAACGGTGCCGTTAAGAATGCCGATTTACCATTTGTAGATTTTTGGATGAAATGGTTTGAACTCTTTAAAAAACCATCTCTAAGACCCGTCACCGCTGATAAATGGATGAATAGTTATTCTGTTATCTCAAAATACTGGCAACGTACTAGCTTAAAGAATATTGATCGGACAGCTTATCAAGAATTTATTAACTGGTATGGCGCTAATCATGCAAAATCATCAACAGAGAAAGTCCATGTCCACATGCATGCAGCTGTTAAATACGCAGTTGAAGAAAGTTATATTGATCGTGATTTTGCTTTACGCCCCACTCTATCTGGTGCTAAAGGTAAGCCGGATGCGCTTAAGTATTTACAAGAAGCTGATTTTTTTAAATTAATTAAGTATTTAAACTCGACTAATAATGAACTTAATGTTTCTCGGGCTATGATTCAATTCGCTTGTTATACAGGAGCACGTCTTTCTGAAATAGCTGGGCTAACGATTGAAGACGTTGATTTAAAAACAGGTATCATCAACATTAATAAAACATACAATTATCGAGATGGCGGTTTTGCGCCAACCAAGAACCCTCAATCAATTAGAAAGATTGATATTGATGATCACTATCTTCAAATTCTAAAGAAACGTGTATTAACTCATGAGCTACGAAAGCAAGAACTTTTGTTTGCTAAAAATAATAGCACTACCCCACCAACAAGCAATGCTGTTAATAAAGAGCTCCGCAAAATTTTTAAAGACATTGATATTAATAGTGACATGAACTTTCACGGTCTACGTCATACTCATATTTCTTACCTACTTGCTAACGAGGTCAACATACAATATGTTTCTAAGCGCGCTGGTCACAGTTCAGTTTCAACAACATTAAACGTCTACACTCATATACTGGAACGCTTAGAACGTGATGAAATCAGTCTTACTAAGAAGTTATTATCCAACATTGGTTAG